GGCCGCACGTGCAACCTCCCGTGCCAAGAAAAGGCCTTAGAATCCTTGCCAAGGTGTAGCTTTCCTGACAGGATGTGCGCCAACCAACAGCCCCGGCGGAGAACCGGAGCTGTTTTTATATGGCCGCCTGAGCGCAGTTTGGAGCGCGGCGCGTGTGTGTAGACACGGCTGGTTCGATTCCAATCCAAGGGCGGATTTTATATTCCCGTAGCTCAAGTGGTAGAGCAGCGGTCTCTAAAACCGCGTGTTGCAGGTTCAAGTCCTGCCGGGAGTGCCATCTGCGTGCCCTGTGAGGGGGCCGCGCAGCACGCCGGGTGTCTGGCGGCGTACGTTCCGGACACAGCAGCGCCCACCGTTTGACGCCTGTCCAACGCAACTGAATGCGGGGCGCTGCTCATATGCCGTCATAGCTCAACTGGAAGAGCGCCGCCCATTTAAGGCGGGACAACGTTGGTGACACCACGGGAACATCACTGCACAGCCAACCACTGCGCACATCCGTTCCGTGGGTGCTGGTTCAAATCCAGCTGGCGGCTAGCGTGATTTTAGAGTGTCCACAGTGGACACTTTTGGAGAGGAGGCATACAAATGTTTGAGCGCTTGAAAGAACTGATTTGCGACATGGCAAGGTTCTTGACACGTCTCGGCGCTGGCCTTATCCTCTCGGCCTTACCGATCAGCAACAAAGAAAGCCACTTTGTGCGCTATGCGCGGCGTTTCGGTTTCCGTGCAGACCACACAAAACGCGAGCCTCGGGCAGAGATCGGAGGCCGTGGCTGTATCCAAGGAGCACGGCCTGCTATCCGTGCGGATTAACCGCTGCTGATACAATACGATTAAAAACCAGCTTTTTGTATGATGAGCTCCATGCAGCAAAGCTGGTTTTTCTTATGCCGTTTTAGCTCAGTCTGGCAGAGCACCGGACTTTTAATCCGGGGGTAGCGGGTTCGATTCCTGCAAGCGGCACATTCGATATTTTGACCGTTCGGGTTTCCGGGCGGTTTTTATTTTACACGGGAGGAGAATAACATGATTCAGAAAGAACTGCTGAAAATTCCGGTTGCAGATCTGGTTCCATACGAGCGCAACCCGCGTGTGATCTCCCCGGAAGCCGTGAACGCCTGCGCGGAAAGTATGCGCCAGTGCAGCGCACTTGACCCTATCGAGGTGGATGAAAACAATGTCATTCTGAGCGGCCATACACGCCGACTCGCTCTGATGCAGCTCCATGTGGACATGGCCGACGTGGTGCGCTACACCGGCCTTACCGAAGAACAGAAGCAGAAGTACCGCATTCTCGCCAACAAGACCGGTGAAATGTCCGGGTGGGATTTCGGAAAACTTGAACAAGAACTGGCAGAAGTTGACTTTGGGGACTTTGACTTTGATTTTGACCTTCCTGCTGGTGACAGCAAAGAAACGCAGGTTGCTGAGGATGAGGCTCCAGAAGTTGACGAAGCCGCACCTCCAAAGGCAAAGCTGGGTGATATCTGGAAGTGCGGCAGGCATCGCGTTATGTGCGGGGACAGCACGAATGCAGAAAGCGTCAAAACCCTTATAGGGGGGGCGCAGGCTGATATGTTGCTCACAGATCCACCGTATAACGTGAACTATGGAGCAGTGCGAGATGTAAGCGAGGCAGTAAAAAGGCGCAAAAGAACGGATGGCCTGCTCATACAGAATGACAACATGGGCGATGAGGAATTTAGAGAGTTCTTGACCAGCGCTTTCAGAAACGCCGATTCTGTAATGAGACCTGGTGCGGTTTTTTACATTTGGCACGCAGATGGAGAGGGATATAACTTCCGAGGAGCGTGTAAAGACACCGGATGGACTGTAAGGCAGTGTCTGATTTGGAACAAAAACACGCTATGTATGGGACGGCAGGATTACCAGTGGAAGCATGAGCCTTGCCTGTATGGGTGGAAAGATGGCGCAGGACATCTATGGACAAGCGACAGGAAACAGACAACGGTTCTTGATTTTGACAGACCGGTTAAGAGCGAGTTGCACCCAACTATGAAACCGGTTGCGCTTTTTGACTATCAAATCAAGAACAACACAGAAAACGGGAATATTGTCCTTGACCTGTTTGGAGGAAGCGGGACAACATTGGTTGCCTGCGAGCAGAACGGAAGAACAGCCTATATCATGGAGTACGACCCAAAGTACGTTGATGTTATTGTCAAGCGATGGGAAGACCTCACTGGAGAAAAGGCTGTACTTGAAAAAGAGGTGATCTGAGATTGGCCGCAAAGGTAAGTTTGAGCAGTGGCTAGAGCCAGAAGGGACAACGCTGCTTCGTGGTTGGGCTAGAGATGGGCTGACGCAGGAACAAATAGCTCAGAACATGGGAATCCACAGGGATACCCTGAACGAGTGGAAAAGCCGATTTTCCGTCATTTCCGACGCATTAAAAATAGGACGAGAAAATGCGGACTACATTGTTGAAAATGAGCTGTTTGAGAATTGCAAGACACGAACAGTGACCGTGAGAAAGCCAATCAAGCTGAAAAAAGTCATGGTTGACGGAAAAAAACGGCTTGAAGAAGAACGAATTGAGTATGCGGAAGAACAGGTCGTCGTTCCAGCCAACGTGACGGCTCAGATATTCTGGTTGAAAAACCGGAAGAAAACAAAATGGAACGAAAGTGCAGATCCTGAAAGCATACAAGATACATCGGGAAATGGAAGCGACCGTCTTTTTGAGCTTTTAGCACCGCAATTCCTACCTACATGGCAGAAGATCGTGCGAGGAGAAGCAGACGAAGCTTTGGAAAAGGGCGGGCGAGCCTCCACGAAATCGAGTTTCTGCAGCATCGGCATTATCAAGCTACTGCAGCTGCACCCGGATTGTAATGCGGTCTGCATCCGCAAAGTGGGCAATACCCTGCGCACATCCGTGTACGCACAGATGCAGTGGGCAGCTGACCAGCTGGAGCCCGGAATGTGGAAATGTACGGTTTCCCCGATGGAGATGACCAACAAAAATACCGGTCAGAAGATCCTCTTCTTCGGTCTGGATGACCCCGGAAAGCTTAAGTCCATTAAGCTGCCACGCGGGTATATCGGCGTTCTGTGGTTTGAAGAACTGGACCAGTATGACGGACCGGAACAAATCCGCAACGTGGAGCAGTCCTGCTTGCGTGGTGGAAACTTCTCTTTCACGTTCAAGAGCTTTAACCCGCCTGCATCTCCACGCAACTGGGCAAACCGGTACGCAATGGAAGTCCGTGAACGCAAAATCATCCAGCACTCTGACTACACGATGGTGCCGCAGGAGTGGCTTGGCAAGCGATTTCTGGATGATGCCGAAGAACTAAAGAAACGCAACCTGATCGCCTACAAGCACGAGTACCTTGGCGAGGTGACCGGCTGCGGCAAGGAAGTCTTTACAAACATCCGAGCGGAAAAGATAGACCCCGCTAAGTTTGAGCGCAAGTATCACGGCATTGACTGGGGCTGGTATCCTGACCCCTTTGCCTACAACTGCATGAGTTACGATTCAGCCCGCAAGACGCTGTATATCTATGACGAGATCACCGTGCGGCGCACCCGCAACGAGGACACATTTAGAATGCTGCAGGAGCGCAAGGTTATGGCAGACTCTGAGACTGAGCGCCTGACTGCAGACAGCGCCGAAAATAAGAGCTGCGGCGATTATACAGAGTGGGGCATCACCTGCTTGCCCGCCATCAAAGGCCCCAACAGCGTTGGACAGGGCATCAAGTGGTTACAGTCCATCTCAATCGTGATAGACCCCGTGAAATGCCCGGACACCCTCAAGGAGTTTACGGAGTATGAATACGATGCGGACAAAAATGGCGACCCGTTGCCCGGCTACCCTGACCATGATAACCACCACATCGACGCAGTGCGGTATGCCTGTGAATCCATCTGGCGAGAGCCGGGTGCATAAGGAGCTGAAAACGTGAAAACATACCAGGACTTAGAAGCTGTGCTGAATGACCCCGCTGCAAAAGCGGATTTTGTGCGTAGCTTTATCGCAGAGCACGTTTCCAGTGCTCCTTACAAAATGGCCAAGGACGCAGACCGGTACGATATGCAGCTGAACAGCGGCATTGATCGTTTTCTGGACGCAATGGCAGACATCGACCTTAAGCTACACAACATTGCGCAAAAGAACCCCCGGCCCGATACAGTCAAATCCAATGCGTTTCACCGTTTGAACGTCCAACGCGTGGCATACAGCCTTGCAAACGGCATCACGCTGCCGGATGCAGATGAAGAAAAAGCCTCGCTGGGCGAAAGCTTTGACGATCAGCTTTACCGGCTTGGTTATCTGGCCTGCATTCACGGCGAAAGCTTTGGATTCTGGAACGCGGACCATCTTGATATTTTCAAGCTGACCGATTTTGCCCCGCTATACGACGAGATGGACGGCACACTGAGAGCCGGCGTTTACTTCTGGCGCTTGCAGCCAGACAAGCCCATGCACGCGGTGCTGTACGAAGAAAGCGGTTACACGAAATACAGCGAAGAAAGCCGAGACGTGCACATTTTCCACGAGGAAGAGGGACAAAAGCCCTACAAGACCAAGACCGTCACAACGCCTGGCGGTGGCATCGAAAGCGTTGAAGGCGAAAGCTACGGCTCGCTGCCTATCGTACCGCTGTGGAACGGAGCACGAAAGCAAAGTACCCTTGTAAACCTCAAAGGGTACATTGACAACATCGACCTGATCGTGAACGGCTTCTGCGACGACCTGCGCGAGTGTGCGCAAGTCTACTGGGTCATTACTAACTACGGCGGGATGAAAGACGACGATCTTCGCCAGTTTGTGCAGCGCTTGCGCTATAACCATATCGCAAATATCTCCAACAACGGAACGGACAACAGCGTACAGCCTTACACGCAAGAAATTCCCACGCAGGGCCGGGAAGCACTGCTCACCCGCCTGCACAGCTCCATGTATGAGGATTTCGGCGCTCTGGATGTGCACTGCGTAAGCGCCAGCAGCACCAACGACCATCTGGAAGCAGCGTATCAGCCGTTGGACGAAAATGCTCGGGATTTCGAGAATCAGGTCACAAAATTTGTGCGACAAATTTTAAAAATTGCTGGCCTCCCAGATGCAAAGCCACAGTACACCCATGTGCGCGTGTCCAACACCGCCGAGCAGGTCGCAACGGTGATTTCTGAGGCGGCGATCATCGGGCAGGACATGGCCATTGACCTGCTGCCCAACCTGACCCCGGAGCAGAAAGAAAAGGCCAGGGCGTCCCTGATGGCGGAAAGCGCAGCACGAGAAACCGTGGACGAGGACGAGGATGACAACGGTGATGAAGCATGATTTCTGACCGTGACCGCATTTCCACCCGGCAGCTGAACCGCCTGCGCCGACGCATTTTGCGGGTATACGGCACTGCCCGCCGGGAGATGCAGGAGCAGCTCACCGAGTTTCTGGCAAAGTACAAAGCGCTGGACGAGCGCAAGCGGGCGCAGCTGGATGCAGGCGAGATCACCGAAGAGAATTACCGCATCTGGCTGCAAAATCAGGTCTTTCAGTCCGATTTGATGCACGCCAAGCTGGACGGCATCACGCAGACCTGCACCACAGCCCAAGAGACGGCCTACAAGCTGGCCCGGGACGAGCAATACAACATCTTTTCCTTTGGCGCAAACTGGGCTTTCTACGAGCTGGAACAGGCTGCAGGCGTGACGTTCGGGCTGACCCTGTACAACACCGAGGCAGTCAAGCTGCTGCTGAAGGAGAACCCCAAGCTGGTGCCAAACAAGCGCATCAAGAGCGAGAGCAACAAGACCTACGACGCCCGGGTGTTCAACCGGTACGTCACAAAGGGCATCATACAGGGCAAGAGCGTCCACGACATCGCCGTGCAGGCCGTCAACGGCATGGCTGATACAGAGATCCACTGGGCCATGAATAACGCCATCACGGCGCTCACAGGCGCTCAGAACGCCGGGGCATTGCAGCAGATGCGCAACGCCAAGGCTCTGGGCATCGAGGTCAAAAAGCGGTGGAACTCCACCCACGACTACCGTACCCGTGAGACCCACCGCCTGCTGGACCAGCAGACGGCAGAGCTTGACGAGCCGTTCAAGGTCATGGGTTACGAGATTCAGCGCCCCGGCGACCCCAACGCTGCCCCGGAGATGGTTTACCACTGCCGCTGTGTGTTGTCCTCTGCACTGGGCAAGTATCCCCGGCAGAACGCCATGCAGCGAGACAATGTGACCAAAGAGACCACCCCCGTCATGGATTACACAGAGTGGTATAAATCCAAGGGCGGCACAGAAGCAGAACAGATGTGGCGGGCGGAAGAGAAAAAGCGCAAAAAGGAGGCAGCAAGAAAATGAATTCTGTCGAAAATTTCGAGAATCTTGCAAAGGCATTTTACAATGCAGGCGGAACTGCTAAAAATTTCGCCGAAGCGGCCAATAAGGCTGCAAAGGCAGCGAACCGGCCCGATTGGCCGAAAACTTATTTTGAGCGCAAAAGAAAATGGAGCAAAACATGGCTGAGTTTAAGTACAACATCAAAGTCACCGACAACACCCCGAAGCTGCATGAGGCGCTGGATTCATGGGCGGAGCGCGTGCTTACCATCTGGGGCATGAAAGTGCAGGACTACGCCCAGCTGCTTGTACCCACCGGCACGGCAGACAGCACGGGCATTGAGGGCTACGTGGGCGGTGCGCTCAAGCAAAGCCTGACCTACGCCGTAGACCTTGCAAAAAAGACCGTGACCATCGGGTCAAATCTCTTTTACAGCGTCTATGTTGAGCTTGGCACTGGCATCTTTGCCGAGAAGGGCAACGGACGCAAAACGCCGTGGGTCTGGAAGGACTTTAACGGCAAGTGGCACTTTACCCGGGGCATGAAAGCCCGCCCGTTCCTGCGCCCGGCGGTGGAAGATCATATTGACGAGCTGCGAGAAATCGCAGTGGAAGAAGGAAACAAGGAGGTATAACATGAAGAAAATTTTAGCATCTATCATGCTGCTTGCGGCACTGTTGCTGTGCGGCTGTTCGGAGGCTTCCAAGGCCAATGCCAACATTTCCAAGCAGGCCGATTACTTTGAGAGCGAGCGCAAGATCACCGTCTACAACGCCCGCACGGATAAGGTCATCATGGAAGCCGAGGGCTATATGTCCATCTCCAACAACTCGGACAACGAGCTGGTGTGCACTGTGAAAATTGGCCCAGGCACCTACCGCAAGAACTACATCTACCTCAACAGCTACACCATGTATGTGGTGGAAGACATTACCGGCACCCATACCGACCCGTACCACTATAAACTCTATTTCCACACTGACGTTTTGCCGAGCGTGGAAGTCAAACCGTAAAACCTAATATCTCAGCGGTTGGCGCACAGCGTCAGCCGCTTTTTTATGCCGTTTTAGCTCAGTCTGGCAGAGCACCGGACTTTTAATCCGGGGGCCGTGGGTTCAAGCCCCACAAGCGGCACCACACCGGCAGCACGTCCGGCAAATAAACCTTATTGCCAAGCATGGCAGCCCGAGCAAGGGCAGAAAGGACTATCACATGGCACTTGAGAGAAAAGACCTCCGCGCGATTCTGGAGGATGAGACCGTGGACGTCAGCGGCAAGATGAAAAAGATTCTGGACATGCTGCACACCGAAACGGACGCTCTTCAGAACCAGCTGGATGATGCCAAGGCCGCGACCGCCAAGGCCGAGAAGGAGCGGGACGCCGCTGCCAACGGCAAGACCATTGCGGAAAAGGCCCTGACCGACTACAAGGCCCAGCAGACCCAGAAGGATACCCGGGCCACGAAAGCAGCGGCATACAAGCAGCTGCTGAAGGACAATGGCGTGCTGGAAAAGCACTTTGACCGCGTTGTAAAAATGACCGGCGCGGACATTGATGCTTTGGAGCTGGACGAGAACGGCAAGGTCAAGGACGCAAAGAAGTTCATGGACAGCCAGAAAGACGTATGGGGCGACTTTGTGGCTACGACCACGACCACCGGCGCAAAGGTGGACAACCCGCCCACCAACAACAGCGGAGTCTCCCTTGAGGATTTCCGCAAGATGAGCCTTGACGACCGCATCAAGTTCAAGGCAGAAAACCCCGACCTGTACAGCGAGTACAGGGGTAAATAAGAAAGTGAGGACAATTTATGGCAAGAACTGGCACTTTTGGCGGCTTTGATTTCGACGTTGAGGTTTTCGGCGACTACATGGCCGAGCAGAACACCATCAACACCAACATCATCGCCTCTGGCGTTATCCGTGAGGATTCCTCTATTATGAGCCTCATCGGTGAGAAGGGCAATGTGGCTACAATCCCGTTCTATACCGAGCTGGACGCCAACGCTTCTCCCGCACTGAACAATGATGGCAACACTGACAACGAACCTGCGGAAGTCACAGGCGGCAAACAGACCTGTATGCTCATCCAGCGCATGAAGGCATGGAAAGCACAGGATTTCACCCGTGAGCTGACCGGCGCAAATCCCATGCAGCACATCGCCCAGCAGGTCACCCATTTCTACGAGCAGACGTGGCAGAAGGAGCTGATGGCCGAGGTTGATGCCGTGTTGCAGAATACCGACATGGCCGCCCACGTGTACGATATCACTAAGAACGACGCCGGAAAAGTGGATACCGAGTCTCTGCTGTATGCACAGCAGGCTGCTTTCGGCGATACCGCATCCTCTGGCGGTCTGATCGTACTGCACAGCATGATTCTGGCAAAGTACAAGGCCCTGCAGCTGGTCGATTATGACAAGTACACCTTCAATGACGCTCTGCGCACCGAGGTTACCCTGCCCCGCATCGGCGGCATGACCGTGCTTGTCAACGACGCCGCCACCAAAACCACGGCAAATCCCACCGGATCCGGCTCCGTTACGGCTTATAACACCTATCTGCTGGGCACTGGCTCCTTCATCGGCTGCCGCAAGACCAACTATGAGAACCCCTACTACACCGACTATGACCCCGAGACCAAGGCCGGCATCCAAAAGCTGTACACCAAGGAGGGCCGTGTCATCCACCCCAACGGCTTCAGCTTCAAGGCAGACAATGTGAGCGGCGAGTCTCCCGCAACGACCGATCTGGCCAAGAAAGCAAACTGGGAGCGCAAGTTCAAGACCGAGAATATCAAAATCGGCAAGATGGTCTCTCTGGGCTAAACAGGAGGTGCCTCCATGACCGTCCCTGAGCTGTGCGCCTACACGCACAATTTCTTTGACCGGGCAGACGACCCCATTGCAGGCGAGTTTGCCTTTGAGCCGGACACCGTGCCCGCCGGGGTGGTGCCGGGGCAGTATTTCCTTGTGTGCGGCTCCATCTTCAATGATGGCGTGCACATGGCCGGAGACGGAGACCTCACCGCCGAGACGTTCAACGGGACGGTGCAGCCCATGCGGGTTCCGCCTGCCTTTGTGGTGCTTGCCCAGAAGATCACCGACTACGACGCAAGACTCCCCTCCGGCGGTATGTATGTGTCGCAGTCGTTCAATGGGTGGTCCGGGTCCATGGCGACCGGATCCGACGGACTCCCTGCGGATGGTCTGACCCGGTACCGCAAGGAGATCAACCAATGGAGGAAACTGTAATGGCAGTCAACGACTTTGTCCGGAACACCGTCATGGACGGTTTCAGCCGGAAATTCTGCTTTCTGGAAAAAAAGCTCGTTTCTGATGGGCTGTTCGGCTCCACCACCACATGGGTGCCGGGGCTGGAATTCGAGGGCGTAGAACGCCACGACACCACCATTGAGGCACAGCAGGCCGAGCAGCAGGGCACCGCTTCCACCTATTCGATCTACGTTGACAAGGGCGTTCAACTCGCCCCCTTCGACCGCATCAAGCGGTTGGAGGACGCGCAGGTATTCGAGGTCACATCTGCCAGCGCAGACAAGCTGTCTCCGGCGGAAAGCGGGATGAACCTTGCAGTTGTCCAGTGCAAAAAGGTGGTGTTGACCTGATGGGCACAGCAGAAGCCATTACAACGGCGCTGAACAGCTTTTTTTTGCTGTTTGATATTCCTGTGTACCCGGAGGATTTTGTGCCGCAGGGCGCTTCCTTGCCCTATATCACAGTGCTGCCGGTCATTCCCAAAGGATTTGACGAGAGCAGCACCTTCCACGCGCGGCTTTGGTATCCGGTGGACGGCGGAAAGCTGTCCATCATCCGCAAAACAGATGAGATCCGCGCTGCCCTTGGCGATGGGCTTACCATCGAGTGCGAGGGCGGCGCGATCCTTTTATGCGCAGGCAACCCGTGGGCGCAGTCTATGGACAACCCACCGGAAAAATACCTGTGCACATACCTTACTTTTGACGTCACATCCTTTGTGGTGTGAGAAAGGATAACGCATGAACAAAATGTATCACGCCATTTCGACAGATGCTTTCAAAAAACTTCAGTTTCAGGCGGGTGCGCTGCTCAAAAAGTTTGACCCGGCGGGTACAACCCCCATTGCTGCAGAAGATCTTATCTGCCTGACCTCCGGCGGCATCACCATTTCCTGCAAGCCCAACACCATTGATCTGGGCGAGGATCTGGACGAAGTGCCCGAGAACACCTACCAGCTCAAGCACATCACCAGCTGGGATTGCGGTATGTCCACCACCTGCATGACCGTGAGCGCCGACACCATCAAGCTGGAGCTGGGCGCTGCGGACGTTGAAACCAACAAGATCACCGTGCGCGAAGACTACAAGGACGAGGACTTCCAGGACATCTGGTGGCATGGCAACCTGATCGGCGGCGGTTATGCCGCGGTTAAGCTGATGAAGGCTGTGAGCGATGGCGGCATCGAGCTGAAAACCACCAAGGACGGAAAGGGCAACATCAGCCTGAGCTTGAAGGGTCACTACGACATGACCGACACCAGCAAGGTGCCTATGGAGTTCTACGTCAAGGAGGCAGAATAAATGATCCTTACCATCAATCTTGACCCCGTGGAAGCGCTGCCCAAGCTGTATGATGCGGTGGACGGCATCACGCGCATGGTTATGGACGCAAAGGACAACGTGAACAACCCGGAGACCAAGGCAGCCCGGGAGACCATTGTTGCGAACGCCCTGAAGATGCTGGGCGCAGAGCCGCAGCCCGGTGAAAAGAAAAAGCTGACACCGCGCGAGTTTGCGCTTGCCGCGCTGGACTTTGTCAAGCCTCTGATGAAACTTGACCCTGAGCGCACCGTGAACGCCCTGCACCAGCTGTACACGCTGGAAGAGGGCGAAAAAGACACCCTGCCCAAGGCGTTTACTGCACTTACCAAGTCCGTGATGCAGAAAGACGTGCAGGATTTTTTGTCCTCGCTGGCAGACTTGAACGGCCTGAGTTTTGGCACTACGTCTGCCGAGCCGACCTCCAGCATCTCCGAGCATACGGCTTAAAGTATTTCGTATGGTTCGTCATCAGCGAGATGCGGGAACAGCAGCGCACAAGAGCATACCAGCTGTACACGGCTGATATGCTTTATCTTTGTGCTGTATCTCTTGGTCAGCCGGTGGAGAAGCCCTTCAGCGAGATCATGGCAGAGTACGACAAGCCACTATCTGAGCGCAGGCACGAGACTACGCTGGAGGAAGCGCAGGCGTGCTGGGAAAAGACCCTTGCAGACAGTAAAAAAGCCGCAGAGCAGAACGGAGGTGGTGGAATCTGAACATTTTTAATTTGATGGCCACTTTGGGGCTTGATACCTCCGAGTATGAGCAGGGCATCGAGCAGGCCAGAAAAGAGACGCAAAGCGCCGCAAACTCGCTGAACCGTAGCGCAAACACCGCCGGGAGCGGCGTTTCAGGCATGGCAAACCAGTTTGCAGCAGCCAGCGCAAAAGCGACTGTCCTTGCAAATATGCTTACCTCGCTTGGGACAAAAGCGGTAGGCCTTGCAAAGGGCTTTGTCGAGATGGGCATTTCTTATAACGCCCAGATAGAAAAGTACACCACCGGCTTTACCAATATGTTGGGCAGCGCACAGGCCGCACAGGAAGCCATGCAGGCAATTCAGGAGGACGCAGCCCGCACCCCGTTTGACGTGGCATCCCTGACGCAGGCAAACCAGCTGCTTATCAGCGCAGGCGAAAATGCTGCGTATTCCCGCAAGGTCATCAATGCACTGGGCGATGCAGTTTCCGCAACTGGCGGCGGCAATGCGGAACTGTCCCGCATGGCGCAGAACCTGCAGCAGATCGCCAACGTTGGAAAGGCTGCAAGCATTGACATCAAGCAGTTTGCCTATGCAGGCATCAACATCTATCAGGTTTTGGCCGACTATACCGGTAAATCGGTGCAGGAAGTCCAGAACATGACCATCAGTTATGACCTGCTGTCTCAGGCTCTTATCGCAGCCAGCGAGGAGGGTGGGCGTTACTATAACGCCATGGACACCCAGAGCCAGACCATGAACGGGCGTATATCCACCCTGAAGGATAACGTCAGCCAGCTGGCTGGACTTATGACCGGCGACCTTTCCTCCGGCATCGGTGTTGTGATAGGCCACCTGAACGACATGGTTGTCGCAGCGCAGGAAGCCTACAAGGAAGACGGCTGGAAAGGTCTCGGAAACGCAATCCTTGAACTGGATAATCCCATCAGTGCCATCATCAAAAAGTTTGGGCAGCTTGGCAGCGCGGCTGTTAGTGCACTGGATAAGGCAAGCTACTATCTGAACAAGGCACTGGGCAAAAATGCTTATGCGGGGTACGACAGCTACGAGGACTACAAGTCAGACCAGCAAAAGCAAAGCAACAGGAACCGGCTGCGGCAGAACGCTCTTTCCGGCAAAAGCGTAAGCAACAAAAGCTGGTCTGAGCGACAAGCAGAAGCAGCGGCCGCGAGCGGCGGCAGCTCCATCGTTACAAGTCCTTCCAGTTCCTCCGGCAAGAGCGCCGGCACAAAATCCAAGACCGAAACCGTCATTGCGTCCGTGTCGCATACTGCAACCACCACCGCACAGAACGCGCTTGGCGCCGTGACTACAAGCGTTGAGACCTTGCAGGAGAAGGTAAAGGACGCAGCGGGCAACATCAAAGACCGCGTTACAGAGACCACCACCGAGACCGGCAAAGAGATGGTCAACGGCGTTGCTACTACCTATACGCTTGTGACCAAGAAAGTCACGGACGCGAACGGCAAGATAAGCACCACGACCAAGAAGGTCTACGCCGATATGTCCAAGACCCTGACCGGCACCCTGACCAAGGTTGCAGAAACGACCTTTGACGGCATCACAACAAAAATCCAGGAAGCTACAGAAAAGTACGCCGACGGCAGCGAGCATATCAAGAAGACCGTCACAGAGACCGGCCAGCGCATCGGAAAGAACGGCGCGGAGACCTACGAAAAGATCATCACCTACATCGACGGAATCGAAGATAAGGTGAACGAGACGTCAACTGCTATTGACAACAGCGTTAAAGGCATCCAGAGCCGCATTGACCAGTACCTTAGCGACGCTTCCGGAGAATCCAACAAGGGCATCTTCGGGCTGCTGAAAAGCACCATAAGTGACGCCAAGAACAAAGACTGGTCAAGTCTTGCACTCGATGTTACCAAGCTGATCTGGGGCGAGGTGTCGCAGGGCCAGCGCGAAACGATTTCCAAGTGGTTTGACAACGCCCTTGCCGCCGTGAACGAATCTTACTATGGCGGTGGTCTGAAAAGTGCATTTACCGCGGTGGAAAGCCTGTTTAAAGACGGCATTGTGCCGGGCGTAAACAACGCCACGACGGCAGTTGATTCCTTCTCTAAGGTCGTGAGCGGGCTTGCGAGCTCTGGCGGCGTTGGCGGCGCACTTGGCAGCATTGTGCAGGGTTTTTCTGGTATGGCTGGCGGCATCACGTCCGCGCTTGGCACTGTGGTGTCGTTCATCTCGGCGAACCCGGTTTTAGGTATCATTCTCGGCGTTGGAGCTGTGGGTGCTGTAGCTGGCGGCATCGGGCTTGCGCTGTGGGCCAAAAACAAAAAGAGCAAAGACCCGGTCAATAATTACAAGAGCCCGTTTGACGATGTGGGCGTTTACGACAGCCTGAGCGAGTTTTCTACGCGGTCTGCGATGCAGTACCGCGTGATCGGACAGAGCAGCCACGCAGACAAGCAGACCAGCATTCTGGAACGCATCGAGGAGCTTCTGGACGAGCATCTGCCTGCCATTGGCACCGGTCAGGTGGTCATGGATTCCGGCGAGCTGGTGGGCGTTATTTCGCCCAGGATGGCACAAAATGTTGACGCGCGCATCGGTGTGACCGTGACGCGGAAAGCGAGGGGTGTGTAATGGGCAAACTTTTGGGCGCGCAAATTGGCAACTTCCACACCCTGAAAGACTGGGGGCTGTATCTCAAGGTCGGAAGCCCAAAAATCGGCCCTGCTGAGGTGGATGACTACCTTGTGCAGGTGCCGGGGTCTGATACCCTGCTCAACCTGACCAGTTCTTTGGACGGCAGGCCACACTACAAAAAGCGCACCATTACCATGGAGCTCAAGTGCACTGCACCGAAAAAGCAGTGGGAGAACCTCTACAGCACTATCGCAAACGCCATCCACGGGAAATGGCTCCAGTGTAAATTCGACAATGACCCCAGTTTTTACTGGGAGGGCCTGTGGGAGGTGTCCGTCAGCAAGGACGCATTATACTGTGTGTTTACGATTACAGGCACCTGCAGCCCCTTCAAGCGCAGTGTATACGACGGCTCTGATGACTGGCTGTGGGATGACCTTGTATTTGATACGGCGATCATCCGCAATTATACGGATATCCAGCTCAAAGCCAACGAGGACATCACCGTAACTGTCACCGGCGCACCAAGAGCAGCTGGCATCTACTTCAAGCGCAGCGAGGACGCTGCCGACATTGCGGTGTCCCTCAATGGCCTTGAGGTTGGCATCCTTGCAAAGTCTACAGAGTGGCAGTACATTGAGGGCTTGCATATGCCGGATGGCGTTGTAGGTACTCTCATCTTTGCGGCGTCTGCGGATTGCAGCATCAGCATCCGATATCTGGGGGGCAGCTTATGAGCTATAAAGTTTATGCGGGCGTCCAGACCGGCGTTGACGTGTGGAAGACAAAGACCTGCATTTACGACCCAACGGACTACACGGACACAAAAAAGCTCATCAGTCCAACTTTGACACGGGAGGTGAGCAAGGCCGGTAGCTTGGAATTCACCCTGCCGCTTGGCAATGTGGCCCACTCAGCTTTGCAAAAAATGCGCACGACCGTGTCCGTAGAACAAGACGGTGTGCGCATCTGGGAGGGCAGGCCCATGAGCCATGAGCAGGATTTTATGCTGCGTCAAAAAGTCTTTTGCGAGGGAGAGCTGGCCTACCTCAACGACAGCTCTGTTGCGCCATATACAGCCAAAGACGTGACGATCAAGCAATTTCTTTCGTTTCTGCTGGAAAACCATACCGGCATGGTGGACGCATACAAGGCGTTTACCTGTGGAAATGTTGGCTTTCCGAGCACCAGTGTGGTGGTGCCAGAGCTGCATAACTGCGTGATGAAACTGGAATACATGGCGGGTACTCCGGATAGTGACGGCGATTACAGGTATGAATATGGACTTTATACCTCGTCCGGCGTACAGCTTGTAAGCCAATATGAAGCCGGCTACTCGGATGATGACACGGCCCCGGATCCATCCGCGTACAGCTGGACGCTGAATGAAAAGCATGCAGATTCTTCCATAAACGGGTATATCTGGCGCACAGGAAACGGCCTGTTTTCCGTGAGCGTAAATGTGGCCCTGCCCTTGGACGGAGATGACCAGACGCACGAAGCTACGCAAAGAACGGTTACGCCGGATATCACATGCGCCACGCACTCGAAATCCCTTCCGCCTGAGACGGAATACGATCTCAAAGACACGGTCTCAAAAAAATGGAAAATTGAAAAGCAGGGAGACGGCTATGCCGTCTTGTTCAACGGTGCAGCCCTGCCGGATTCTTCCGTGGTCCGTTACGATTCTGCGCCACGGTACACCTTTGGCGATGGACGAAATTTTGGCGTTACATGGGATGTCATCCAAAATGAGCTTGTGGATGTATACGGCGGGTATCTGATCGTCCGGCACGAAAACAGGGCCCGGTATCTGGACTACGTCCAGGAAGTGCAGGAGAAAAACGGGCAGCCCATCGCATTCGGCACAAACCTGCTCGACCTGAGCAGCTACGTCAAAGCAGAGGATATCGTCACCCGCGTCATTGCCGTCGGAAAAAAGAAATCCGGTTGGTTTTTGTGGGAGAAAACCAACACCATCACGGCAACCGCTAACGACGCCACCGCGCAAAAGCTGTTTGGCATCATCGCGCGGGTCATTGTGCAGGACGGAACCGAAAACACAACGCAGTCGCTTCTGGATGCCGCAAACGCGGAGCTGTCCAAAAACTTGCGTTACCTTGACGGAATCACGGTAAAGGCTGTGGACCTCAAGGATGCCGGCGTGGATATCGCCCGCCTTGGCTTTGGCAAGATGACACACATCTACTCCAACCCGCACGGGGTGAACACCTGGCTTTTGTGCTCTAAGATTGTGGAGCCTTTGGACGCGCCGGACAAAAAAGAATTCACGCTGGGCATTGATTTCTCCAGCGTCAGCGACTTGCAGGCCCTGAGCGCACGAAAAGCCAGTGACGCCTATGACCTGAGCCGCTCGCTGAAGGGCTATGCATCCGCAAAGGGGTGATAAATTGGATAAGACATTTGACGAAGCAATTTCCGAAGTCCGCAATGCAGAACGCGGCGTGGAAGTACGGGAAGCCCTTGCACAGGGCTTTGAGTATGTGAAGCAGTATGGCGAAGCTGTTATCGCGCGGCAGGAAGAAGCTGTTCAGAGTGCAGAAACAGCCAAAAACGCGGCGGCAACTGCCACAGCACAGGCCGCAGCAGCAGCCCAGACAGTCAAAGACGCCACTGCAAAAGCCATAAGCGCAGCGCAAGAGCAGGCAGGTATTTCGGCATCAAAAGCCGAGGAATCTGCTTCCAGTGCCGAAGAAGCAGCGGCCAGTCAAACTGCTGCCGCGTCTAGTGCATCTGCCGCAAAGGCCAGCGAGGAAGCAGCTGCAAAGAGTGCCGCCGACGCAAAGGTTATCGTGTCCACTGACACGACTCTGACCGTATCGGGCGCGCCGGCTGATGCAAAGGCGACCGGCGACGCCCTGGCTCAGAGGTACACCAAGGACCAGGCCGACGCCAAGTTCGGCACGCCGTACACCCTGCCGCCTGCTACGGCAGACCAGCTGGGCGGCGTGAAGGTGGGCGACTATCTGGACATCGCTGCGGACGGCACCCTGAGCGGCAAGACGCTGTATGACACCATCGCGGCCAGTGTGGCGGTCAAGTCGGAGGCGCGGCTGGTGTGGAGCGGAAAAACAACGATTGGGAGGAGAAAAACTGAGACAATTAACGTTCAGGACGGTGTAGATTACGTTAACCTCCGCATAAACGAAACTGATTTTAATCTTACCCCTGGTATGACATATGAAACTGGCAGTTTTGGCGCGGGAAATCTCAAGGTCACAGTATTATTTTCGGCCGACAAAAAACGTCTTGAATGTACCCTTACCAATACGCTGAATACTGTATCGGTTGTATTCACCGGCTACCACTACCCCACCTTGGCAGAGCTGCTGACCGAGACGCAGTCCGCGCAGGCGGACACGGACGCTATGGCGGTAGATCAGGAGTACCGCCTGACCCTGCTGGAGCTGGGACTGACCGATGACACCACCACTGATACAAGAACCACATAAGGAGGTAAAAACTATGTTGTATCGTACCTGTAAACGCCTGATCGAGCGCGGACAGACCGCTGGTCTTGCGGACAAGCTGGACGTTTTCTACGCCATTGGCCGCATCACCGATGCCGAGTATAAGGAGCTGATCGAGCTGCTGGAGGACAAGACCGGCAATAAGAACAAGGAGGCTTAAATGAGTAAAACAATCATGGACGTTTCCCGCTGGCAGGGCAACATCAACTGGGACAAGGTCAAGGCCAGCGGAAAAATTGACGGTGTGATGCTGCGGGCAATGGGCAACAGCAAGACAGGCGTACCCAGCAAGCCGTATCTTGACCCGACCTTTGAGCGCAACTATGCAGAGTGCACTCGGTTTGACATCCCGGTGGGCGTGTATGGCTACTTTAAGGCCGTCAACCGGGCAGAAGCTGACAAGGAGCTGGCCCTGCTGAAAAGCGCCCTGATCGGCAAGACGCTGCGCCTGCCGGTGGCTGTGGACGTCGAGGACGCGCTGCCCGCGAAGCTTAGCAAAGAGGTGCTGACCGACCTGACTGCTTACGAGCTGAAAACGGTGCAGGACTGGGGATTTTACTCTATCTTGTACACCTACCTGAGCTATGCAGACAAGCACCTTTACATGACCGGCGCGGCGCTCAAGCCCTATGATGTGTGGCTGGCGGCCTACCGTAGCCAGAAGCCCGCCACGGTATACCCCTATGGGATGTGGCAGCATACCAGCTCCGGCAGCGTGCCGGGCGTTGCCGGCAATGTTGACCTGTCCATTGCCTACAAGGACTATGCCAGCATCATCTGCAAGAAGGGCCTGACCCGTCTCCGGGAGGGTGCATGACCAAAGAGCAGGCAATCTTGTGGGTGGTTAGCATCCTTGGCAGCGTGTGCGCTGGCGCTATCACGGTGGACAAGGTGCTGGAAATCATCCACAAGTACATCAAAAAGGCCGGAGCGCCGGACGAGGCGCAAAACAAGCGCCTTGACGACCTTGACCGGCGCGTTGGCGCACTGGAAACCGGCTATACCCAGCACACAGCGGCACTTTCCCGCGATTTGAGCCGCTTTGGAGACATCGACGAAGTGAACCGCCTGACCCTGCAGGCCGTGCGTGCCTTGCTGGAAGCGCAGCTCACCGGAAATAACGTTCAGGCCATGCAGAAAAGCAAGGCCGACATTGACAACTATTTGACAGAAGGAGTAACGAAACATGGCAGCAATTCTTAATTTCATCCCCACCCCCGTCGCAATCGCTCTCATCATCGTCGGCTTTGTGGCTCTGGCGGTCGGCGCTATCCGCATGGGCTATAAGCAGCTGGTCAAAGATCTGGCCTATGACCTCGTGTGCAAGGCCGAAGACAGCATCATGGGCAGCGGCCAGGGCGCAAAGAAAAAGAAGCAGGTCTTTGACGCGCTGCGTGCGGCCTGCCCTGCATGGCTGAAGCCTATCATCACGGATGAAGTGCTTGACGCGGTGATTGAAAAGGCCGTGAGCCTGATGAAGAAGGCATTGGCAGAAAAGAAGCCTACCATCAACAAGGAGTAATTTATGATCGAGCTAAGCGTATCTCTCGCATCCAATGGCGTCGTCAAAGTGCCGGGCTATGAGCAGCTGGTGCGCTTTGGCTACACCAAGAACCGGGGTGTGTACCGACTTGCTGTCACCGCATCCGGCGAGTGGCAGGACCTGACCATCCGGGCCTTTTGGCACGTCCCGGGCGGCAAAGACCCGGCATCCTCGCTGGTGGTGGACGGCTCTGTGGATGTGCCCGCCAGCGTTACCGCACAGCCCGGCAACGGCTGCATTACCTTTGAGGGCAGCGACGGCACAAAGACCGTGACCAGCGCCGACCTGCGATATCGCGTCAGCGCCAACAGCGGCACAGAGGACGGCACAGAGCCGGAGCCGGACTCGCCCGCGTGGCAGCAGCTGGTGGATGCCGTGCACAAAGATGCCACCGCCGCAGAGCAGGCCAAGACCGACGCGCAGACTGCAGCGCAGCAGGCAGGAGCAGCCGCACAAAAAGCCGCTGCCAGCGAGAAAGCTGCCGGTGACGCACAGAAAAAGGCCGCTGACAGCTTACAGGAACTGAAAGACGGCATTGCCGCTGGTAACTTCAAAGGCGAGAAAGGCGACCCCGGCCCGGCAGGTGCAGACGGCAAAGATGGCATACAAATTGATGATACCGCCGTGGGGCCCGACGCCTGGAGCAGCAAGCACATCGTGGACATGCTCTGCCCGCCACTGGAAGAGACCGGCAACCCGTTGCAGTGCTACCCCGTGGCAAATTATCCGCTGGGCGTGACTGCCAGCTGGGAGCCCACGCAGGAAGGGAGCGCCGAACCTAGCCCGGACAATGTCCGGCCGATTAAGGGCAGGGACAGTGTGACAGTGACAAGATGCGGGGAAACCCTGTGGAGCCTCGATAAAATCACCTTGCAGACGTACAATTCAAATATCACAACAAAAATCGACATGGACGCTGTGAATCTTCTGCCCAGAAACGTGCAGCTATATTTTTCTGGAGAGTGCTCAACCGGAACCTTGAGAGAGGTTCGTTTTTATGATGGCACTGGCGCGGAAATTGGAACGCTTCGTGCAAACGGTGGCAGCAGCACGGTTCTTAAAGCTGGAAACATAGCGACGGTGCGATTGTACGCAGGACTGGACGAAAACAGAGAGAGAACTTGCACCAATCTGCAAATCACGCTTGGCACCACTGCCCCTACCACCTACGCCCCCTACACCGGCCAAACTGCCACCATCACTCTGCCCCGCACCATCTACGGCGGTACGGTGGATGCAGTGACGGGAGAGGGGCAGGAGACGCGGGCGCTACTTACGCTGACGGGAACGGAGAGGATATACAAGCGAGATAAGTATAATTTGTTTGAAATCAACTTAGCCCTGCCAGTATCCGTGCCTACTAGCACGGTAGTGGCAAGCCATTGGAGCGGCACAAAAACAGCAAACACTAACGCCCTATACGCTGAAAACAGAAACATTAACGTTGGCTTAAACACATGCGGATTTGATACCGTTGACGACTTAAAATCCTACCTCGCCGCCCAGTACGCCGCCAAAACCCCGGTGCAAATCGCCTACAAGCTAGCTACGCCTGTCCCCTTCACTGCCACAGGAGCGCAGCCTATCCCCGCCCTCCCCGGCGTGAACACAGTCTTGACCGACGCAGACAGTGTGACGGTGACCGGCAGAGCAGACCCCATCAAGCGCATCACTGACCTTGAGGATGCTGTGGCATCAATGACCAACACATAAGGAGGACTGACTATGGCAATCAAATCCAAATCCCGCCATGACTTGACCCTGCGCTCCATCAAGCGGGAAATTGCAGCAGGACGCGATGTTGCGTTCTGGCTGGATAAAGCATATGTGCACTACGACAACGGACTGCTGACCGCAGATGACATCGCAGAGGTGGAGCAGCTGGCACAGGCGTACTATGACGCACTGGACGCAGAGGACAAGGCGGACGCTGAGGACAAGGCGAACGCTGAGGAAATCACACTGTAAGGAGGATATCATGGCAAGCACTACATACGAGCATTTTGTTGACACCAACAAAATGTACGCTGCACAAGAGCAATTTCGGCACGTCACGAAAATGGTGACAAAATGTCACCGGTTTGCCGCGCTTGTCAATATGGTGCGCAACGCCGGACAGCTGCCGCAGCCCTTCTGGCTCGGTGCTGCCTGTGGCGGCGGCTCGTGTAGTGCTGCCTCCTGCGCTGCAAGGGCTTGACCGACAGCAGATGACCGCCGCCATCAAAAGCGCACCGCTTGGGAGGGTAGACCGTAAAATAGCCTTACTGCGGTACGTTGAGCGGCTCCCGCTGCCGGACATTGCAGCACAGACACACTACAGCCGGACGGCGGTAGGCTACCGGCTAAAAAGCATTGACAAAATGTTGAATGTGTAATATACTATATGTATGCGACACCGTACTGGTGTACACCCAGTGACGGTATAGTGTACAGAGAGCTAGCGGAAGAACGTTTACCCACTGGCTTTTCTTTTTGCACGGATTGTGGTATAGTAATCTCAACAAATCCACCCGGCCTCTCGAAGAAGCGCATTAGGGCGGATATTTGCCAGCTAGCCCAGTGCTTTATCTGGGAATGAAAAAAGCGGTTGCCAGATAGGCGCCGACCAGTCTCCCGCCCGCCTACTTATAGTGCGTACCATGCGGGAGACGCGAAAAACCCCCGGTGTTCCGTTTGGAGCATCGGGGGATTTTTTTACTTTTTCTTCAATTCCTCAAGCCTGCTGGAAAGCTCTTCTTCCCAGCCTTCGTGCTCTTTGAGGTATGGGTCATAGATCAGCTCTTCGGCCTCTTTGCGGGCCGCAACGGCTTCTTCGATCGTGTCATAGCTGCCGAGATGATATTGCTTGCGTTGGAAATTGATATATGCACGCCATCGACCGTGGCAGTCTTTACACACGCCATTTGCGCCAGAAGTGGAATTTTTATTGATATGGCCTCCGACCCTTGTGCGAATCGACATAAGGGAAGAGCCACCCGTGTAAGCTGTGCTGTGAATTGCCCCGGTTTTCTCTCCAATGTCCCTGTTGCAATCTGCGCAATGCTGGATCAGAGAAAGCCTTGTAAGCTTTACGGTGGTTTCCCTCCCACATTTCGGGCAAATAGCGCGGCACAGAAAATGACCTGACCTCTTTTCGGGCAAAACCTCTAACACCTGCCATCCGTTGATAACGTGTCCCTCTTTTTCCTTTGCCTTTTTCAGTCTTGCGGTTGTCAGGCCTGGCTTTTGCCCTCGATTCGCGCAAGACAGACAGCTGCGGCTTTTTCCAAGACGGAGGGAGCTGTCATACACGTCTTTTACCACTCCGCACTCACACTGGCATGTGTAGTAGTGCGGCTTTTCAGACGGCGCAAGTACCGTCCACTTTCCAAAATGCTTTCCAGTCAAATCTGCCATAACATTCTCCTCAGATCAGGCCGTAGTGCTCGGCCAGCAGGAAGCGGACGTATTCCGGGCAGTCGCGCTCGCCCAAACACCACCCCTGCACCGTGCGGCGCGGGATGCCCGCACCCTTTGCAAAGGCGGTCTGGCTGATGCCGGATGCCACCACCATCTCCCGCACGCTCATGCGTGCTGCTGCCCAGATACGGCCCAGACGGTCTTTCTCGGCGTCCAGATCGGCGCAGCCATCGGAATCGTCCGGGATGCTGAGGGTGACGTTACCGAGAAAAACTTCTTTCGGCTGCTTGGCAGCCATGTCAAAAAGTTCTGCTTTGCTATACATGGTTGACTTCCTTTCTTTCGCATGATAATATGTTCGTGTACCTCCATGGTACGTCTTTCACAAAAGCCCCGTCAGGTGTTCGCTGCACTTGACGGGGCTTTTTTATTTAGTAGATCTCAACGCCCAGTTTTTCGGCGGCGGCTTCAACGACTTCTTCAAACGAGGGGCCGCGATTCGGGTCGTTCCAGTCGTAATCGCCAGCGGATGCAGCTTCCCACTCTTCTTCCATGTCAGCTGCCTTGCACAGCTCGGTGCACAGCTCGTAATCCCAGACATCGGACTTGCGGATGTCAGCGGCGATTTCAATAGCGTTTCTCATAATTTTGTACCTCCATGTTGTTGTGTGTTGGTGTCTTTCACTGTCTTTATTATACGCTCATTGAGCGCAAAAGTCAAGCCTATTTGTAAAATTTTGTGCTCAATGAGCACTTTTTTTCTTTTGTCAAAATAGAGCATTTTTGTCCTTCGTTGGTCGCTCGTTGTCTCTCCCGCCGGGCGACTCTGCTACACTGGGCGCAAAGGAGGCAAGCGCCAATGTGGATCAAGTTCAGCCCCAACCCCCACGGGGGCAGCGTCGGAGACTGTGCTGTGCGTGCTGTAGCGGCTGCCACAGGGCAGAGCTGGGAGCAAGCCTACATTGGATTGGCGCTGACCGGCTTTGCTCTCGGCGATATGCCCAGCGCCAACCGCACATGGGGCGCATACCTCCAAAAGCAAGGCTTCCGGCGCAGGATGGTAGAGGCGGACTGCACCACCTGTTACACGGTGGCAGATTTTGCCCGGGAGTACCCGAACGGCGTGTATGTACTGGGCTGCTCCGGCCACGTTCTGGCCGTGGTCAACGGCGACTGGCTGGACAGCTGGGACAGTGGCGCAGAATGCCCGATTTACTACTGGTATAAGGAGGAGTAAACGATGCCTTACAATCCGTATGCGTATCAGATGCCGACATACTACGGCCAGCCAATGCCGGACAACCTCACTCAACTCAGGCAGGGAGTGGGCTATCAGTCTCCCATGATGCAGCAGCCGACAGCCCAGACAGCACAGGCTACGCCCTCCATCATCTGGGTGCAGGGCGAGGAGGGCGCAAAAGCATACATGGTTGCCGCAGGAAACAGCGTGCTCCTGATGGACAGCGAAAACAGCGCGTTTTACATCAAAAGCACCGATGCAAGCGGTATGCCGCTTCCCCTCCGGGTGTTTGACTACAAGGAACGCACCACAGCCGCAAAAACGCCGCCACAAACGGCGCAGCAGTCTGGCGTGGAGTTTGTCACCCGGGCAGAGTTTAACGCGCTGGCAGCCCGCTGTGCGGCGCTGGAAAAGCAAGAGCCCACAAAGCCTGAAACGGAGGCCAAGTAATTATGTCAAACCCTCTTTTTAACGTTCTGAGCGGCGGTATGCCCGCCATGTCCGGCCCTATGGGTCAGTTTGGTCAGCTGATGCAGCAGTTCCAGCAGTTCCGTGCAAACTTTCAAGGCGACCCAAAAGCAGAAGTGCAAAAGCTGCTGCAATCCGGCAAAATGTCACAAAACCAGCTGAACCAATTACAGGCGATGGCGAAACAGTTTCAGCAGTTTCTTCATTAAGTCGTAACCGTGGCCACGGTTCAAGCATAAAAATCATTCAAAACACACGAAAGGAGTACAAAAATGTCTCTTTCTTCCGATTCTGCGGTTCTGACCATGCCTGTTCAGCCCGCAAACACCAATGGCGGCAACGGCTTTGGCTTTGGCAATGATGGCGCATGGTGGATCATCATCCTGTTTCTGTTCGCCTTCTGCGGCGGCTGGGGAGGCAACTGGGGAGGCAATGGCAACACCGGTGCCGGTGTCGTTGACGGCTACGTCCTGACCTCCGATTTTGCCAACATCGAGCGCAAGATGGATGGTATCAACAACGGCATGTGTGATGGCTTCTACCAGCAGGCGCAGCTTGTCAACGGCGTGCAGCAGACCGTGAACAACGGCTTTATGTCCGCAGAGATCAGCCGCGCAAACCAGCAGGCGGCGTTCATGCAGCAGCTGTTTGCCATGCAGATGCAGCAGCAGGAGTGCTGCTGCGAGAACCGCTCTGCCATTCAGGGCGTCAACTACAATTTGGCCACCCAGTCCTGCGAGACCCGGAACACGGTGCAGAACACCACCCGGGACATCATCGACAACCAGAACCAGAACGCCCGCGCCATCCTTGACGCCCTGACCGCACAGCGCATCGAGGCAAAGGACGCAAAGATCGCTGAGCAGGGTCAGCAGCTGTTCGCAGCACAGCTTGCGGCATCTCAGGCAGCCCAGAACGAAACGCTCAAGGCCTACATGAGCGGTCAGCTGGCCTACTACAACCCTCGTCCCGTTCCTGCCTTCCCGGTTCCTGCGCCGTACCAGTACGGTAACTGTGGCACCGGTTGCGGCTGCGGCAGCTGCGCATAACCAAATCACGGCAACTGACTACAAATTGTAGTCTGTTCAGCCCCTGAGCTGATTTTGCAAACCAGAGCGCCGGGGCAGTAGTCTCGGCGTTTTTATTATGAAAGGAGCCGATAAAATGGCTGAATTTACGAATTCCAATACCGTGACGGTAGCGGCTGGGCAGGATCTCCCGTTGACGGAGACTGCGGCGAAAGCGCCTGCGTGCATTGTGCACCGTGCTGGCAGCGGCCTTGTGACGCTGCGCGGCCTGACAAGCGGACAGTGCCGGGCCCGTTTCAAGGTGAGCTTTGGCGGCAATATCGCCATTCCCACAGGCGGCACTGTGGGACCCATTTCCGTGGCGCTGGCTGTCGGCGGTGAGGCGCTCAATAGCGCAACCGCCATTGTCACACCTGCTGCAGTCGAAAACTACTTCAACGTTTCTGTTGCTGCGTTCATCGAGGTGCCGCGCGGCTGCTGCTTGACCGTGGCGGTTAAAAACACCAGCACGCAGGCGGTCAGCATTGCAAACAGCAACTTGATCGTTGAGCGGGTAGCATAAGAAAGGAGATAAAGTCATGCTGGATAAACTGAATCATCTGAAGGATGAGATGTGCGACGAGCTCATGGAGCTGACCGACAAAAAAAACCGATCTCCGGGTGATATCGAGATGATCGGCGAGATCGTGGATATCATTCTGGACATCCACCGCATCGAGGACTACTGCGAGGGCGGCGAGTACAGCCGAACAGGCGAGTGGGAAGCTGACATGCGCGGGACTTTCGGCCACGATGCCGGAAACGGTTACAACCGGGGCAACAGCTATGCCAACCGAGGCCGTCACTATGTGCGCGGGCACTACTCCCGCACGGATGGCCGTGAGCGTATGATCTCTGACATCGAGGACATGATGCAGGAAGCCACCGGTTCAGAGCGTGATGCCTACAAGCGGGCCGCTGACATCTTGCGGAATGCATAAGAGAGGGGGCGGCAGGCATGGACATCGATGAGATCAACACCCATATTCACAAGCTGAAATGCGGTTCAACGGACTGGCAGAGCGTGGAAAAGCTTGCCGCCCTCTGCACTGTGCGGGACGAGCTGGAAGAAAAGCAGGCACCTGAAACGCAGATCCAGGCACTGCCGCCCGCGACTTATGCGGCGGCGTACTCCACGGCAGCGGAACCGCAAAGCGACTTTGTGGTGGCTGCCAGCTCTGTTCCTTTTGGCGGTCTGATGCAGGTGCTTGACGAGCACATGAAGGCAATAAAGCTGGTGTACCCAAAAGAGTATGAGCTTGTAATGCGAAAGATAAGCGACTTGTAAAAAGGCATAGAATGTGCTATTTTTACATAAGCTTCAGCGTTTTGGCACGGGATGCATAATCTAACAGAAAACTAACAAGTTGATAATTGTTCACGTTAAAACGCTAAATAAATTTGATTTGTAATCAGTGGGTTGCAGGTTCAACTCCTGTCACCAGCTCCAAAAATAAACGCACGAACGATTAAAACGAATCGTCCGTGCGTTTTTCTTTTTGCTTGAAATTCCTTAAAATCTCCTGAATGAACGTGACAATCTAACAAACAATCTAACAAATCAATACTTCATCTTTCGCATTTCCTGCAACAGATAATTCGGGTCATTGTGGGAGACGTACTTGTTTGCTGTGGTGGAGAAATTTTTGTGGCCCAAGATGGCCTGCACGGCGGTCTTTTCCAGGCCGCACTCCACCATCTTGCTGCTGGCCGTGTGGCGCAGCGTATGCGGATGCACACCCTCTATGTGGCACTCCTGCATCAAGGCCCGAAACTTTGTAGCCACGTTGCGCTTGTCCAGCTTTGTACCGGCTTTGGACGGTATCAGCCACTCACAGCCGCTGTCAAGCATCCAAAAGGCAATGATTTTATAAATGGGGTCCAAAATAGGGATAATGCGGTTTTTGCCCGCCTCGGTCTTTTCACCGCCCTGCATATATCGCTCTTTTAGATGCACATCGTCGCAGCGCATGGAGAGCAGCTCATCGATACGCATACCGGTGTAGAGCAGCACCATTGCGATTTGTGCTGTCTGCCCAAGCTTCGGGTCGTCTTGTCGGCTGCTTATTTGCTCTATCTCTTGAGCGGTCAAGGTGCGCTCTGCCTTGCCTGTAGCCGCCGGGAGCTGCAAGAGCATGGCATAGTTTTTGTTTATGATGTCCTGAGCCATTGCCCACTCGCAGATCTGGCTGAAAAGTGTGCGCTGCTTTTCGCAGGAGCTGCGGGAAAGTCCCTTTTCCACCATCTGGTCAATCACCTGTTGATAGTCTGCGGCTTTTAATTCCCGAAGCTGTCGGTCATACAGCGGCGCAGCCTTTGCATAGGCCAGCTCATAACCCTTTTTCATGTCAGTGCTGAGCTTGTCAAATTTGGGCTGCGCTTTCCATTGGGCATAGGCATCCGCAAAAGTGCATTTCAGACGCGCTGCGGGGGTGTTCTGGGCGTTGTAAGCGTCCAGTGCTTGTACTGCTTCACCCGGCGTCGCAAACGTCCCCAGAACGTCTCGCTTGGCTGTTAGGGCCACATACGGTTTTGACCTCGTCCCGCTCAACTTATATACACTGCCGCTGCCCTTTGGGCGGCGGCGCTTTTTTCTTTGCTGCGGGGCGGCTTCGGGCTGCTTCTTGCCGCAGTATGGGCAAAAAGATGCATCATCCGGTATTTCCCGACGGCAGCAGGCGCGAATGCATTTCAAAGCTCTTCACCTCGCTTTGCGGTATAGTCGGCCTCGCCGCTCTTCGCGGCCTCTTTTCCCGCCTGGTATGCCGACTGCAGCAGACTCACCGGAGGCTGGACTTCCCACGGGATCGGGTCTGTTCCTGTAGCCACGGCGAACCCGTAGTTGTCCAGTATTTGGCCGCAGACGGATACCTTGTTTTGCAAGGGAGTATGCAGGTTTGCGCACACCTCAGCAAACACCGCCGGTGGATAGCTGCCATGTCGGCCCAAAAGGATAAACAGCACCATCTCTTTTACAATTCGCGGCGCTGTGCGAAAGTATTCTGTAAGCGCCTCATCCAGCTCTTCGTCTGATTTGCGCTGTACGGGCTCTTTATAAAGTTCTGGGTGCAGCATTTCTTGCATGGCGGGGAGCGGAGAAGTCCCGCAAGCCTCGAACCAGTCCATTATCTTGTCAGCTGGTGGGCTGGACGCCCCGCACTCCCAGCTCTGGATCGTAGCCTTTCCCTTGTTGATCCGGCGGGCCATGTCGACTTGGCTCAAGCCTGCCGCGACTCTGGCCCGCGCCAATGCGACACCAAGCTTTTCCGCAGTAAAGTAGCTCATCAATTATAACCTCACAAATTTCCATGCCATAAAAACAAAAAGTGACATGGGAAAAACCCATGCCACTCGACAGAGCGGAAGTCCTTCAAGTTTTCCCATAAAATGGTAAAATCTAAAACAAGTTGGACAAATTGAACAAAAACAGAGGTGAAATAAAATGGATTTCGAGCAAAGAAACGGCAAAGAAAACGAAATGACCATCATTGACGGGATGCCCGCCACCGTTTTGACGGGTACCGCGCATACACCTGAACCTTGGGAGGAATGAGTTATGAAAAATCTGTCACACTTTCGCACCCATGCCCGTGCCCTGCTGGCCTGCTATTTGGATATGACCCCGGAGCAGCAGCGCCTTGCTCGCGCTTACATTCAAGATAAGGCCTTGCCGGAGGTGCAAGCCCTGCGTAACGCAGCCGGTACGCAGGGCGGGGCGCTGGCTGCTGATCTGCTGCAAAATTTGCAACAACCTTGCAACCACGGATAGCAACGTGCATATTTTGCACGTTGTTCGCGCAAAACGCGCGTATTTAGCAAAAAGTCAGCGTAAATTTCAACGATTCAGCGCAAATGCTAAATTTTTCGCGCATTTTTGCGCGATTAAACGCGCTTGACGCGATACAATCAACGGTTGTATAATGCGGTTGTGAACGAGTTACAAGCCCAATAGTTGAGCTTTCTTGGCATTGTACTCTGCCTCCGTAACAGCTCCCATATCCAGCAGTTGCTTAAACTTCAAAAGCTCATCGGCGGCGCTTAGGACAGCCGCAGCGGCGGCCTGCGGCTTCTTCTGGCTGACTTTGCAGCTCTTGAGAAACGCAGTCATTCCGCCGGGATAAACCGTTGTCGGCAAGTTGCTTTCGCCCAGCGGAAGCACAAAGTGGATAGATACGCTCTCCTTACTGCGACCCTTGCGGGTCTCTGTTTTGGCAGTGGCAGCGCCCACGATTGCGCCCACAGGACCAGCAACAGCTGCACCGATCACGGCACGGCCAATACCGCCCTTTGTCTCTGTCACCGTCAGATCGTCAAGAGCATCAGATTCATACCCAGCGACTTCATCAAAGCTGTAGATCATGCGAGGGCCTTTATCGCCGCTGCGGTGTCCAATGCAAAACAGCCGGTTGGGTTTGTCAATCGACACAAAGAGCGCGTCACCATCATAGATGGAATCGGTTTCTTTGAACCCCTTCCGACGCTGTTCCAGCGTCGCCCAGTATGCCGCAAGGGCAGATGTCGGTTGCTTTGCTGCCCGGATGCCCAATTTTGAAAAGAAAAAGTTGCTGCAGCCGGCGCAGATCGGGCCGTCCGCGCTCTTCTCGCGGTTTAGCAGGCCCAGCTTGCCGCTGCATATGGGACAGATATTTGCCATGGGTACACCTCACACATATTTTATTATAAGGAGGAACAAAAATGCAGGACACATCTTTCAGCCCGGACGAAATCAAAAGAATCATCGAAAAGCTTAAGAGCGACCCTGCATTTCGTCAGAAAGTCCTCGATATTCTAAACGGCTAAATCACAGCAACGCCCGGATCGCGTTCTTTTTCGCTTCCGAAGCGTTCAGAATCTTTTGTACAAGCTCAGCATCTTCAGGAGACAGGCCACTCAGGCTTACCGTCTCCGGGGTGCTGGGCTTTTCTTTTTGCTCTTCGCCGGTGAGCTCTTCTTTCGGAATGCCAAAATAAGATGCAACTTTCAAAGTGGTTGCGTCAGTTATACCACCGCCATTTTTCCAACGATTCACAGTTGTCTTGGAAAGCCCCATTTCGAGAGCCGCCCCGGACGGAGTTTTTTTATTCTTATCGCAAAGCATTAAATACTTTTCGTAAAAGGACATAAAAAATCACCGCCAAACTTGTGCATAGTCACAAAGTAACTAAAGTTCACAGAAAAACATTGACAGTAAACAAAGTAACTGCTATAATGGCGTTGTTAGTTAAAAAGGTTCACAAAGTACACAGCCCCACAACCGGGATACTGTGTACGGAATCTGTACTTTGTTCTGCAAATACATAGTATCACATTCTGTGAACTTTTTCAACTACTTTTGACACGGCGACAAGAAAAAATCTGCCTGTGGTCGCTTCACAGACAGACTTTTCACCGATTTGTCACCAGAACGCACCTGCACCCAGGCGGTAATGCAAACTTGCTCGTCTGCACATCTTTTTCGGGCATTTGCGCCGCAAAAGTAACGCCGGGGCTGCAAAAGCGGCTTACAGTTCTATTGGTACGTCGCTCACTTTAGCGGGTCGGTTCCGCTGAATTTTTCAGCCTTAGGCATTGCGCACTTGCTCGTGTCTGGAACAGGCTGGTTCAAAAAGTCCTTCAATTTGCATCGAACTTCCTTTCTTGCCAGTATCTAAGGCTTGAACAGTATAGCAAATCGGTGCGCCGTTGTCAATTTATTAACACATAACAGGGAGGTGGAAGAGTGCCTGAACCGTGGACTGGTCGTCTGATTGGCCGAATGCACAACAACAAAGTCACGCTGGAACAGCTTGCCGCTCATCTGGGATGGACAAAGAGCTATTGTTCGATGATCCTGAACGGACAGCGCAAGCCGCGCGGCATCCGCGAGAAAATGGAAGCCGCCGTGAGTGACATTATTAAAATCAGGGAGGAAAAAAATTAAGCATGGCAAACATTCAAATTTTCACAAGCCCCGAGTTTGGGGACATCCGCACGGTAGACCAGAACGGCGAGCCGTGGTTCGTGGGCAAGGACGTGGCGGCGGCGCTGGGCTACGGCAATCCCCAGAAGGCAATCCGTGACCATGTTGATGAGCAAGACAGAGGGGTGAACGAAATGGACACCCCCGGCGGAAAGCAGCCGATTGCGATTATCAACGAGTCCGGCCTGTACAGCCTGATTTTTGGCAGCAAGCTGGAAAGTGCGGTGCGGTTTAAGCGCTGGGTGACAAGCGAGGTGCTGCCCGCCCTGCGCAAGACGGGCAGCTACATGATGCCCAAGCTCAGCAAGGAGATGCAGGCGCTGTTTATGCTGGACAACCGCACCCAGCGACAGGAAGAGCGGCTCACCGCGTTGGAGAACACCATGACGGTGGATTACAACCAGCAGCGTGTGCTGCGCAAGGCCATCAGCCGGGCCGTCATTGGGGCGCTGGGCGGCGAGGACACCCCGGCTTACATTGACAACCACGTGCGCAGCAAGGTGTACAGCGAGTGCAACCACGATGTGCAGGACTGGTTCCGGGTGAACAGCGTGGGCAACATCCCCCGCAAGCGCTTTGACGAGGCGGTGGAGTACATCCAGCGCTGGAAGCCCAGCACCAACACCGTGATGCTGATCCAGCAGACCAACGGGCAGACCAGCCTGTTTGACCGTGCCTGCACCCCGGCGGGGCGGCTGATCGACTCAGAAGCGATTGCAAGAGGGTAAGGAGGACACCATGAGCGAGAAAATTATTGCCTATAAAGCTATGGACAAAAATATGCAGTGCCGTAGCAAGCAGTATGAGGTGGGCAAGACCTACCATGAGGACAAAGCCGACTGCTGCACCGCCGGAATGCACGCCTGCGAGAACCCGCTGGATGTGCTGCACTACTACCCGTTGAAGGATGGCCCGCGCTTTTTTGAAGTCGAGTGCGGCGGGAACGTGGATAAAAGTGAAGAGGACAGTAAGCTGGCCTGCACTGAGCTGACGGTGAAAGGTGAGGTGAATTTTGCAGGGCTGGTAAAAGCTACAGTGAATGCTGTTTTTAATCGGGTAAAGGGCAAAGAACCTTTTTCCAGCGGCCGTTACAGCACGGCGGGTTCCAGCGGCGATTACAGCACGGCGGGTTCCAGCGGCCGTTACAGCACGGCGGGTTCCAGCGGCCGTTACAGCACGGCGGGTTCCAGCGGCTATTCCAGCACGGCGGGTTCCAGCGGCTATTCCAGCACGGCGGGTTCCAGCGGCGATTACAGCACGGCGGG